CCATTATCTGTCAATGTTTGACCATTGGGTGATTGTGTGGCAGTAGCAGCTGTAAACAAGCTGCTGCTACGATCTTTGTAAACTACAGCAAATTGAACTCCTTGATAAGCACGATCCACTCGCAATGTTACTGCATTTGCTGCAGAAAGAGTTTGTGAATTGGGAGTTGCGTTTGCAGAAAGAGTTACGTATGCATTTGTTAATGTTTTTGTTGTGTCATTAAAAGCAATTAGTTCAATATTTGAACCTGCACTGATTAAATCAACATTTTTTCCACTTGCGCTCAAACTATAATTTATTGTAGGAACATAAGGAGGATTTACGCTCGTTGGATCCAAAACTTGATTGGGGAAAGATAATATTGCCATATAATATATTTATTCTTTTTTTAATATTTTTTTAAAATATTCCTATTTTTGTTTTTAATACGTCCCATATGAAAGTTGCTAATGCTGATATTGTTATGGCTCCACCTACAATTTTTGTTTTAAATTTTTCAATATTTGTTAAACGATCATGATGATCGTCCATTTTGTTAATTATATGGTCAATTTTGGTTTCCATGCGCACAATTCGCTCACGCACATCTAGTATATCATCTTGATAAGGCATAATAAGTTTTAAATATTTACTGTTTATAACGTTATAATTTAGACATAATTTGTAATTTTTCGTTAGTTTTTAAATAAAAAAAGAGGGGGATCTTTCGATCCCCCCCCCTCTTTTAAAAGTTCACGGGACATACCGTGTGAAAAATTTTCTTTTACTTGCCAGAATCTACTTTTTAGAAGTAGACGCTCTGTGTGGCAGGTGTGAAGGCTTGACCCAGACCAACGCAAAGAATTACGTGGTAGTACAGGTTTGCCCCGAATATATTATCAACAACACCATACCGAGTCATCAATCCAACGCGAGGCGAGAAGTCGTTAGGACCAATCGTGCGTTGAACGAGAACTGGGATGTATGGGCAGTAGATAATTCCGGTATCATAATACTCCGGCCCCTTGTAGCCGAGTAGTGCATACTCGACGCGGGTAGAACGCTGCGGGTTTGTGTAAGAACCTGGATATGCTCCAAGATTCTCAGCCTGCGCGTCTGTGCGGGTATCACGATACACGTTGAACCGACCACCGAGATTACCAACCTTAGCAACGCCAACAGGTTGAGTGTTGACATTACCTTGGACGGGAACCCACTGGAACTCAGGAAGCATTTCCAAGATTGCGCAAACGCGAGGTGTGGCAACAATGAAGTTGGCAGCACCACGGCGATTACGAACCGCAATACGGTTAGCTTCGATGATGAGTCTCTGGTAGAAGTCACGATTACGTTCAACTAGCCAGCGACCGTCAGCGGAAGCAGGGGACCATACGGAATATCCGGAGCCGTAGCCAGCATTGAGCGCAACCTGAATCATACGAATGATCATCTCACGGTCGATTTCTGCCTGTAGCTCATAGCTCATAGCATTGGTCAACTCTGTGTCGATGTCGATACCATTCATATTCTTCAAGTCTTGTTCAAGCTCTACGGACCAGCGAGCGGCGAGCCTACGTGTTCCTGCTTCGACTGCAGTTTTCTCGAAAGAAACTTCAATCTGAGGAATCTTACCGGTAAGTTCGAATTGGCTCAGAATCTGGGCAACACCCTGATCCGATCCCAACATGTTGAACACGTTGGAATAGGGTTGAGAGGCTGCAGCACCAGACAACTGAGAAGACGAAGTTCCTGTGTACCGTGTGTCAAGGAGCTGATAACCAAGTTCAGCACCGTTAGCAGCGGCTTGAGGATTCGGTAGAGCGCCATTAGCGTTGGATCCGCTGCCGTCCACGCCGTCATTACCAAGCTGTTTAGCAAGGTACTTGTAGCGCAAAGCGAAAGCAAGACCAACTGGACCGCTCATAGGTTGTACGCCTACGATCTCGTTGGTGATTAGTTCGGGGAATGTACGACGAATCATCGGGATCAGAATCTTGGGCAGACGTGCATCACCCGTGGCATAAGAATCACGCGAGGTGATCTGCGACGGAGGATTGAACGCTGCACCAATGCTAGCTCCAGAACCGAAAACACCACCGTTACCGGCGGAATTGTCTTCGTTAACTTGGCACCATTGCTCTTGGTTTTCCAAAAGCATGGCGGTGTTAAGACGGGTATGATCGTCTTCGATAGCCCGGACAGAATCCGAGGTATAATCGAGAACGGGTGCCCATTTTTCTAGAAGAGTCTTAGCACGACTCTGATTGATGTAACTCGTGGGAGGAGCGATACGCTTACTCATTTATTACATTCTCCTTTAAAATATCGACCAGTAGCACAAGTGCTACCAAAAATTCTCAGGTCTTAGACCTCAGAAATTACCAACGACCAAGCTCGTTGAGATAACTTGAAGTGGATGAGTCGGCTTCAGAAGCAGGCTTTTCGGAAGCTGCTTCCTCTACAACGACACGATCAACTGTTTCAGTTTGCTCTACAGCTTCGTCGCGAATTGTTGAAAGACGCTCCTCTTCAGTTTTGTTGAAGAGTTTAAGAGTATAATCGAAGTTTTCCTTGATGAATTCAACATCCTTATTGCCAAGAAGCTTTTGGATATACTTCTTCTTGTTTTCAGGAAGCTCACGTGTCTTCTGTTCAAGAAGAAGTGATGCTTGTGACTTGTTGAGTTCTTTTTCAAGAACTACTCCGCGCTCTTTTGCGCTTTCAAGCTCTTTACGAGCTTCATCTAATTGTTTCTTTCCGTCCATTACTGCTTCACGAATGCTTTCTTGGGCAGTCGCGGCATCAACGGCGAGAAGATTGCGAACCTTTCCGAGAACATCAGCTGCACGGCGATTAGCCACTGCTTTTTTGATGTCAGCGGTAGGAACAACTTCATCAAGATAAGCTTCCAAATAGGTGCTGATATCATTGACGGTTTCATTTTTGAAATTTTTGGCTTCGCTGTTAAGAGCTTTTGTATATTTCTCAACAATAGATTTGAGTTTTCCGCTATGATTTTCATCAATAGCAGCAACAACCTTGTTTAGCTTGGCAACATGATCTTTATCGATGGCTTCAACAAGAGCTTCCAGCTTTTTGCTGTGATCTTCGTCTTGTTCAGCAAGAGCTTTTTCAACGTGTATTTTAACTTTTTCGTTAACAGAAGCTTCGAATGATTGTTGAATCTCATTCAAAGTTTGTTCGCTAAGAATATCCTTGGTAGCTTCTTTAAGTACATCAACAACGTTTTTGCTCATAGAATTATTTATTTATTTTGTCCTAATTTTTTTGATTTTTTTATTTTTTTAAGTCCTTAACAGCGTTTTGTATACGATTTTGTAATTTAATGTCCATCACAGAATTAAGAGCTTTTTTAGCGTTGCTATAGTCTTTTTCAGTCAAACATTTAAGAAAATTGCTTATAAGAGCTTTTTGTTTATTATCCATGGTGTTTATATTTAGCTTTTTGAGCTTAGTTTTCTAAAGAAAAGGACCACTTGTTCTTTCAAAAATGATTCAACATCATGCCGGGGTAGGTTGCGAAGAGCATCTCCGAAGCTGTCATAAATTTCTTCATAATGACCGCTTTCTTTAAGAACAAATTGCTTACTTTCCAAAATACCATCAACAAAAGCTTTGGGGAACGACGGATCTGCAACACAATCAATAGCAACCAAACGAAAATCAGAAACCTTGTTGATTCCATTTGAACTTTCAGAAAGTTTACCCAGAGCACGGCTGCTCATTCCTACCTTAACACCATCTTGAATTAAGCTCTTAACAATCATTCCCATAGGAGTGCTCAGAACCTTGCTTTTGCCATAAAAAACATTTCCATCTTGGCGAAGTTCAGTAACCATGTGACAAACCCGTTCCAAATTAACTTCAGGAGTTTGAGGATGGTTCAATTCACCCATGCTACGATGATTCTTGATCATTTCACCAGTATAGCGATTAACTTCTTTTGCCATTTCTTCCAGATTGTAAATTCTACGATTACGATTGGCTTGTTCTGCCATCATGTAAGGACCTTTGATGAAAAGAGTGGCAGGTTGATTCGGATTTTTTTCTTCTAACACATATTCAAAATCTTCATTAGAAGCAGGCTTTTCTACAATAAGTTTTAATCCATCGCTCATGTTTAATTATTTATATATTTTATCTATTTTTTCGAGTTATTTATTTTTAAATCTTTTTCAGTAAGGATAATAAACTGCATATCATGGGTTTTTGCAAAAAATTTGGCTGCTTCCCATTTTGCACAATTTGTTACATAAGTCATTTGTTCATAAAGAATTGTGGATTTTCTACACTTGCTGTTTGTAAAATCTGGTTTTTGAGTTTGTTTTTCAGGTTTTATTTCCACAAGATATTTTTTATAAACATCTCCTTCTTTTATCACCATGTTAAGGTCCACATGATATAACCTGGTTGTTTTTGAGAATGGATGAAAATAAGGAATCTTTATGCTTTCACTTGCCCAGCGAGAAACATTTGGATTATCATCACAAAAACGAAAAAATTTCAATTCATAGGATGATCTGTAAATGATGGGTTTTTTACCAACATATTTTTTTTCATTTTTAGGGCTAAAAACTCCCTGTATGAACCGGGAATTTTTTTGAAGAGGTATCATTAAAATTAACCAACCATGAAAGTTACCGGACTGGCATCTCCTAATCCAGGAGCTGAACCTTCGTATAATCTCTTTTCCAGTTCTTCCTTTTCACGCAATCCTTGGGACAACATATCGTTATAATTGATCTGTCCACCCCCGAAAAGATTGACGGCAGTGTATTTTCCTCGGACATGGCCCACGGCAATTTTTGTCAAAGCCAATGCATATTGTTGAACCCACTGTTCCTGGATCAATTGATAAACAGGACGTTCGACAAAGCAGGAAATTATACCATAAAATCTGGTTCCTGATCCTGGAGTACGGGGTGGTGGATACATCTGCAGATATTGTGTGCGTTCATCAAATTTAACTGAACGACGAATGGCCAAAAGTTTTTCCCGAGTTTCCAGCCAATCTTTAAGAATGTACCAGCTGATCAAATCAAATCCATAGTTTCCCATGGCATAACTGAAATAAGTTTGTTGAGCAAGAGTTTGTTCAATGGTGAACAATGTGTTTACTCCATTATTGCTACCTTCCTCAAATTCACGAATATCGATAACTTTTCTATAATCACCAATAAGATAATCATAGCTGTTTAAAATAGAAAGTTGATCTGGAAGATTTCCTTTGGGATCATCTTCTGAAACTTGAAATGCCATAGGATTTGATGGATCGCCAATGACCATATTTCCAATGTTATACATGCTATTGATTTCAGTATTGCGAACATCAAGTCGAAAATTAAAATCTCGAGTAAGACTAAAAAGAGTGTCTAATCTTACACCCTTACCATCCTCATAAAGATTACTATCAAATACCAAATATTCTTCTGTATAACCTGCAAATTTACTAAACATTTCAACGGCAATACTGATGTTCTCATACAATTGATCCTGATGAATTTCAACGTTTACGAGAGGAGCGCCCAATTGACGGCTGATACGAACACCCAGATCATTAAAAGCTTTGATACGACTGTTCAAATTGGTACTGTAAAAAGTACTCACGCTTTCTGTAACTGTGCAACTCAGACTCATAGTGTGCTGCTTATGGAAACAAAAACGGTTCCTTTGTTTGCGGTTAGACCTTCCAATAATGCATAAATTGTATTGATACGTTCATTCAAAGCAGAAATTGCACTTTGTACTGATGTTGCAAGAAGCTGTAATGGCTGTATTCTTGCTGAAAAATAATTTGTATTTGTAATTGGGGTAAATCCAATTTCTGCTGCAGTTCCACCAGAAAGATAAGCCGAACTATTGTTTATCAAATTTGTATATGCACTATACCCAAGATTCCAATTGCCACTATTAGATTTTGTTGTGGAATAATTACTATTCCATTCATTGCTATTTCCACCCCGAACAGTTATTGTATTGTTGGAACTGATTGCTCCGTTTACTGTAAATTCTACTGTGGGGAAACTTGTGTTTATGCCTACTTTTCCAAGAGATCCTGATGTAAGAGCATTTCCTACGTGAAGAACTTC